CAATGCACACCAACCTCACCACACTACTCGCAGAAATAGAAGCACAAATCACATGGTCAACACTCCAAGACGACGACGACCTCATACTGATAATGGCGTAGCGTGGTGGTAGACTTACCGCATGGCCTGCGTATACACCCTGTCATCCCCTTCGACCCCGTCACGGGCGTGGTATGTCGGCATAGCAAAAGCGGACACCCCTAACAGGCGGGTTACGGCGCATATGGCGGATGCGAAGCGCTACAAAGAGAGTGGCTGGTGGGCTAGGTGCAATCCAAGAAAATGCAAATTAATAAACGGGGTGCTCGACGCGGGCGATAAAGTTACCGTGACCGTACTGAAATCTGGGATCAGTTGGGAAGAGGCGATTTTACAGGAGGTGTCGTTTATCGCGTGGGATAAAGTCAACGGCAACTTTCTTGTAAATATGACGGCGGGCGGCGAGGGTACCACCGGACATGTTTGCACCGCTGAAACCAAGGAGAAAATTAGCGCAGCAAACACGGGGAGAAAAATGCCTCCGCGTTCCGCCGAGTATCGTGAACAAGTCAGCGCCAGATTCAAGGGGCGAAAACACACCGATGCGACCAAAGAGAAATTACGGGTCGCACACCTAGGCAAAAAAGACTCCGATGAAACTAGGGAGAAAAAACGTATCGCAAGCACGGGGAAAACGCAGTCCGCTGAATCACGCCAGAAAACCCGCGTCGCGGCAACAGGGAGAATACACTCGGACGAGTCAAAAGAAAAAAATCGTATCGCAAGCACGGGGGTAATACCCACGCAGGAGACGAAGGATAAACTTAGCGCGGCGGTGATAGCGTATTGGGCGCAATGGCACTCCGACCATCCAGGCATGAAGCGGCCTAGGCGCAGCGGGCGTGATACAATAGCACCATGACAGAGAAGGTTGAAACTAGGCGCTTCGCAACTAACGATTTTGAGTTGCGGGTCAACGCAGAGGGTTTTAGTTTCTCTGGTTATGCCGCCGTCTTCAATAGTGACAGTTTGCCCCTCCCGTTCATTGAGCGCATATCCCCAGGGGCTTTCGCTAAGACGTTGCGCTCAAAAAATAATGTTAAGCTTTTCGTAAATCATGACTCAAACATGTTGCTTGCGACAACGCGGGCGGGGACACTAAGGCTGTCAGAAGACTCAAAAGGGCTGGCTGTCGAAGCCGATTTACCTGAGACAACTGTTGGCAAAGATTTGAGTATTTTGATGCGCCGAGGCGACATTTCTCAAATGAGTTTTGGCTTTTCCACACCCGGCGGGGGCGACAAGTGGAGCGACGACGGCCAACGCCGCGATTTGTTGCAAGTACGCCTGCATGAATGTTCGGTGCTGTCGGGGAATCCTGCCTACCCTGCGACTTCTGCTTCTGTGCGTTCGTTTGATGCGTTGGCGGTTCGTGCGGGCGTTGACGTTGATCAACTGTCGACCGCTATTGTCGCATTGGAAACAGGTCAGACTTTGACCGCTGATCAGGGTGCGTTGCTGCGTGAGACTGTCGCAAAACTTGAACCAGTTGTCGTTACTGTCGCGCCGACCCGTAACGGGATTCTTGCCAAACATCTCGAACTTTTGCGTCAGGCTGTATAACGCGAAAGCGGTTGTGTTACAATAAAAGGTAAGCCGACTGGAGCCAGTCGTTGAAGTGTTGCTGATAGCGGAGCCGCGTCGGATAAAGATCCCTGCTTCCCATTCTCAACCATTTGAAAGGTATCCCCTAATTATGAAAAACTTTTTAGAGCGACAAGTAGAACTCCGTCAGCAAGCCTGGCACCAAGCCAAAGCAATCATTGACGGTGCAGAAGCCGAGAAGCGCGATCTCTCAGGCGAAGAGCAAGCATCATACGACAAAATTAACGTCGAACTCAACGAGCGTGCCGAAGTCATCACCAAGATGCGTGAAGACGAGTCCCGCGAACTTCGTTTCGATGCCGCCACACGCGAAATTGCTGATCAGGTTCGCCCGTTAAATGGTGCGCAAAACACCGTTTCAAACGACGCAGCCATCATCCGCGAACTTGCCAACGGTGAGCGTCGCTCATACGAGTTTGAGAAGCGCGACATTTTGACAAGCGCGACAGGTGCGCCAATCCCAACAAACTTCTACGACAAGGTAATCATGAAGGCCCGTCTAGTGGCCCCAATGCTTGACCCGCAGAACGCAACAATCCTGAACACATCTGGCGGTGCAAACCTTCAGATTCCTTCACTGTCCGCATATTCGACCGCAGTTCTTGCCGGTCAGGGTACGGGCATTTCGGAATCAGATCCAGAGTTCAACTCGTTTATCACACTCGGCGCATACAAGTATGCGTTTGTTGTGCAGGTAACTTCCGAGTTGCTTTCGGATTCGGGTGTCGACTTCCTCAGTTTCTTGGCTGATCAGACTGGTAATGCACTCGGCTTTGATGTCGGTCGTGCGTTGACGGTTGGTACTGGTTCGTCGCAGCCGAAGGGCATTGTGCCTTGCTCGTCTGCTGGCGGTACAGGTGCGACAGCCGTTTCTGGTGCGTTCACCGCCGACAATCTGATTGACTTGCTGTACACTCTTGATGGTGCCGCACGGGTCATGCCTGGTTGCGCTTTCATGATGAACGGCACTTCGATTGGTGCTGTCCGTAAGTTGAAGGACACGGCAGGGTATTACATCTTCCAGCCAGCATTGGCGTTGGGTTCGCCTGACACTTTGCTTGGTAAGAGGCTTGTTGAGAACCCAAGCATTGTGTCGCCTGCAACGTCGGCTAAGTCTGTAATCGTTGGCGATCTTGCGTCGTTTTACGTGCGCACGGTTGGCGGGATTACTCTTGCCCGCAGCGACGATTTTGCTTTCAATGCGGATCTGGTGACTTTCCGTGCCACGATGCGTGTTGACTCAAATTGCCCACAGGCCAGCCACATCAAGCATTTTGTTGGTGGTGCTTCCTGATAAGGAAAGTTTAAGGAAAGTTTCTGGCCAGGTAGCCTCTCGCAGGGGGGTTGCCTGGCCAGATTTATTTTGTGCCACATAATCGTCTTGCTGTGCTACCCTGAATGTCTGTAAGCCTGCGAAAGGGAGATGATGTCAAATGCGAAAAGTAGTCGTCGTGAACGGAACGCCAATCGACGTGGACGGGGCGTTAGCGGCGATCCTGCTGCATCGGGGGTTCGCACAGGAAATGGAAGTAGCAGACGAACCGATACCGAACACGCCCGTATCCTTTGGTACAGCAACGCCCCGTGGTGTGCAACGGGATACGGTCAGCAAACCGCGCAAATCGTCCCACGTCTACAAAAAGCGGGGCACCAACTAGCGATACATGCAATGTATGGGCTTGAAGGTGCGGCTTCGTCTTGGCAGGGGCTAAAAGTTTATCCGCGTGGCGCTACCGCTTACAGCGAAGAAGTGACAGTTGCACACGCAATGGATCATTTTAACGGGAATCCTGCGTTGACTCCGTTGTTGATGACTTTGTTTGATGTGTGGGTGTTTAAGTCGAAGTCGTTTGATCAGTTGCCGAATATTGTTTCGTGGGTGCCGATCGATCATAGTCCGGTGCCGTCTGATGTGTTGGCGTGGTGTTCACGCAAAAATGTGTTACCGGTGGCGATGTCCAAGTTTGGTGCTCGCCAGTTTGATGTTGCGGGTGTGAAACATTTGTATGTGCCTCATGGTATCGAGGCGTCGTTGAAGCCGACTCCGTTTTTGTTGGATGCGAAAGGTGGTGAGGTGACGGGGCGCATGTTGATGGGTGTGCCTGATGACAGGTTTGTGGTTTCGATTGTGGCGGCGAATAAGGGTGTGTCGCCGTCGCGTAAGGCGTTTGGGGAGAATTTGCTTGCGTTCGGTGTGTTTGCGCAGGATCATCCTGATGCGGTGTTGTATTTGCATACGGAGTCGCGGGGGTCGATGGGCGGTATTGATTTGTTGCCGTTGGTTGCTGCTTGCGGGATTTCTGAGAGGCAAGTGAAAATTGTTGATCAGTATGCGTATCGGAGTGGGTTCCCTGTTGAGGCGATGGCGGCGATGTATTCGGCGTCTGATGTGTTGTTGGCTGCGTCGCTGGGTGAGGGTTTTGGGATTCCTACTGTTGAGGCGCAGGCGTGTGGTACGCGGGTGATTGTGTCTGATGTGGCGGCGTCTTCGGA